TTACATGGACTGCATATTACGCTGGTTCTACGGATGTCTGGACAAGTTCGACACAAATTGCAACAGGTACATTTACAGTAAGTTCTACATTAACAACTTATTCAACGCAAATTTCTATTCCTAGTGCTGCAATTACAGGCTTACAAATTATATTTAGTGTTGGTTCACAAACAAGTGGAACATTTCAAATTGGTAATGCACAATTAGAATTAGGTTCTATTGCCACACCATTTGACCAAAGAAGTTATGGAACTGAATTAGCGTTGGCTCAAAGATATTATTATATTCTTCGTGGAGCTACAACAGGTAGTGATGTTTTGCGTATGAATACTGGATATGTAATTACTACTACGCAAGCGGAATTTGTTTTTCAACATCCTGTTGATATGAGAGCAGGGCCTACATTATTAAGTTCTGGGGCAAGCACTTTTGTTTTAATAACAAATGGCACTTATCCATCGCCTACAGTTATTGGATTTTATCAAGCAAACGTAAGAAATGTTTTGTTATATACAACAAATACAGGTTTAATTGTAAATAGTGGTTTAGGATTTGGTAATTTAGCTACATCAACAACCACTTATTTAGCTTTTAATGCGGAATTATAATAATGGAAAATTATAAACAAATTAAATTTGATAATAAATTAAATACAACAGCAATAATTCGTTTATCAGATAATGCTTGTATACCATTTGATATTGCAAATGCAGATTATCAAGAATATCTTGCATGGTTAAAGCAAGGTAATACACCACAGGAGGCAGAATGACAATAATTACATCACTTCCTCAAGTATTAGCTAATAATGGGCTTGTTGTTAATAATTTAACAGTAACAGTATCTGTTGCTATTCCTACAGGATACGCAGCTCATTCTACTGGCCCAATAACGGTATCTAGTGGAATTACTGTTACCGTACCAAGTGGGTCTCGCTGGGTAGTTCTGTAATGTTTGCAACAGCTTTTCAAGCTAATGCGTTTCAAGTAAATGCTTTTCAGATAGCAAGTTCACCTACCCCTACGCAAGTTGGTGGGGATGGATTTACATATGAAGAATGGAAACGAATTCAACGTCTAGAAAAAAAGATTGCTGAACGTCAACGCAAACTTGAACAGTCTGCAAAAGATGCTAACGCTTTCCGTAAGGATGCTATACGCAACTTAGTTGATCCTAAACCTGTTGCCAAAGTTAAGCAAAGTAAAGTACAATTTAAACAAGAGGTTGAAGCTGATATACCGTTAGCTGAAACAATTGAATTACAACGGTCTATCGCCTACCTTGAACGACAACTGGATAATCTCCAACAGGCGGTGGCACAAAGACAAGAATTCGCTAGATTACAAGCGCATTTAAGAATATTGGAAGCCAAACGCCTAGAGGAACTAGACGATGAGGAAGCCATATTATTTCTAATGTAGACCACCAATATAAATTAGCATACGAACACCTCCATGCTGGACGCTACGAACAAGGATTCAAATTATTTGAGTATCGTTGGCATCCTGAAATTATTGGAAAACAAGCTCAAGGATATGGCCCAACACTAAAAAATGTACCTGTATGGCGAGGTGAGTCTTTATTAGGGAAAACCATTACCGTTCAGATGGAACAGGGATATGGTGACATCTTTATGTATGCTAGATTCTTGCCAGCATTAAAGGCTTTGGGGGCTAAGAAAGTCATTGTCCTACAAGAATCTTCCTTACATTACTTATTAGGTCAGATGGAGTGCATAGATAAATTTACCAATGAAATTGATGATGTGGACACATTAACTTCTGATTACTGGATAGGGTCAATGTCTTTACCTTATTACATTAGCTTGATGCACCCATCGGTTAAATGTCTATTTCCAGTTAATAAACATAGAATTGTAGGTTCTGAGGGGTATTTTCATGCTGAACCAAGCAATATTCCTAGCAAGATAGGGGTAAATTGGGAGGCATCTAAGCAAATGCTGTACTACATCAAGTCAATGGATATGCGTGAGATGGAAAAACTCACAGGATCGGACTGTTATAGCCTAAATCCCAAGACTGAAGGCTTATTTAACGCCTTACCTGATGACGGATGGCAAAAAGATTGGTCTAAATCAGCCTCACACATGAAAGCCTGCAAGGGAATTGTGACCGTAGACACAGGAACGGCACACTTGGCTGGTGCATTAGGCATAAAAACCATTGTTTTATTACCCAAAGAAGAATTTGTTTGCTGGCGATGGAAAAATGCACGTTGGTATGATAGCGTTGTTTGTTTAAGACCCCATGAGTACGACCAAGTACCTGAATTAATAAGGAGAATGTAATGTCTGTTGTAAAAGTCCATAAATGTTGCCCTTTATGTAAGAGTGACTATGAAGAAGTTGACGAAGCTCAATTGAGTGACAAAGAAAAGTACCTCATGTACTGGAATTATGAGATAGGTTCTCCTGAAGGTGAGGCTGCATGGAAGGAAAAAGAGGCTATGACTCCCAAACAAGCACCTATGGTAATCCCTGATATTGCAGGTCATATATCTATGGCAGACGGTTCTTGGGTATCTAGTCGGTCTAAGCATCGTGAGAACTTAAAACGTAATAACTGCGTTGAGGTCGGTAATGATTTGCCAATGACACAGAAAAAACACGAATTTAGCACTAAAGACAATGAAGCTAGAAAACGTCAAATTGCTGAAATAGCATACTCAAAACTTAACTACAGATAGGAATCGCCATGTCAGAAGAATTAGAAAGTCGCAGGGATATGATAGAAGCAGCACTTGATCAAGCTGAAGAAGGTACATTAGAAGCCCCTGAAGAAAAAGAAATAGAGGTCAATGATGACCCTATTGAAGCAGAAAATGAAGCACAGGCTCGTGATGAACAGGGTAGATTTACTGAAAAAGATGAACCCGAATCTTCTACCCCTGACGAAGAAGAACCCGAAGAACAAGTAGAAGAAGTCAAAAAACCGACTACTTGGAAAAAAGAGTATGTAGAAGTTTGGGACAAGTTGAAGGATGGTAAGCCTCTTGATAAACAAGAGTTTGCTAAATTTGCTGACTATGCCAACCAACGTGAGAATGAGTACAGACGTGGAGTATCTACTTACAAAGAGGAAGCGGATAGAGCTAGACAATTAACTGAAGCTATTGGGCCATTCATCCCTGAGTTACAGGCACAGAATATTCACCCTGTAGCATGGATTAATAACTTAGGTCGGGCGCACATGGTTCTATCTAAAGCTCCGTACCAAGAGAAGGTACAGATGTTTCATAGACTTGCACAAGATTATGGAATACAATTAAACCAAGACGGCATACAAATGCCTGAACAGCAATATGTTGATCCGTATCAACAACAGTTAATGCAACAACTTCAAGCTACACAGCAACAAGTTCAGCAACTGTCAGCGATTCGTGATCAAGAAGAAAATGCTCGATTAAACCAAGAAATCAATCGAGTAAGTAGTGACAAGGAGCGGTTTCCGCACTTTGAAATGGTAAGGGAAGATATGGCTCAACTCCTTGAGCGAGGTTTAGCCCAAAACCTAGAAACGGCTTATTCGAAAGCTGTGCGTATGAACGATGAAGCCTACAAGTTGGAGACGGATAGACTCCTGAAATCAACTAGTAGCCAAGCATCTAAGGCGCAGCAAGTAGCACGAGCCAAAGCAACTGCTATTAGTCCACGATCCGTTACACCTAGCGGTCAAGTGTCTAAGGGAGATGCAAAGGATAGACGTTCATTATTAGCCGAACAATTAGGTCAGGCGATGGACGGCAGGCTTTAACTTAACTTAAATAAAGGAAATATCATGGCATTCGCAAATAGCGCAATCACCGATATTATCGCTACTACCATTCAAAGTCGTAGCGGTGTGTTGGCAGATAACTTGACTCAAAACAATGCAATTCTTCAGCGTTTAAACTCTAAGGGCAATGTACGTCCCTTCTCAGGTGGTAATGTCATCCTTAATGTTGGGGTCACTCTGAATTAAAACTCAGATGTGAGAATTCTCTCTGATTGACTTGGAACTCCCGAAGGGGACAACAAGGGGCAAGTTTAAATACAGCCTGAACGACTAAGCGAGAGAACACCTGAAAAGGTGAAGCGATAGTCTGAACTTGGATATAACTTAGGATCAGAAGTCCAAGAACTAGGCAGAAATGACCTAGTGCGTTACTAGAAGTAAGTAACTGCTAACATAGTGCGAGGAAATAATGTACAATGATCCAAATACTAACAATGCTAATAGCTATTCGGGCTACGAGGTGCTTAATATCACCCCTGATAGCCCAATTAGTGCTGCTCAGTTCTCTATTACTCAGTACGCAGATAGCGTAACAATGAGTGGTTTAGAAATGTTGCAGAACAGCTCTAAAGAAGCAATCATTGACTTGCTAGATGGTCGTATGCAAGTTTCTGAAGCTCGTCTTTTAAACCGTATTTCTACTGACATCTATGGTGACGGTACAGGTAACGGTGGTAAAAATATTACTGGATTGGCTGCTGCTGTATCAACTTCACCTACAAGCGGTACTTATGGTGGTATTAATCGTGCAAACTGGGAATTTTGGAGAAACCAAGCAACTACTGGTGCTACATCTTCCACAACTATCCAAGCTGCAATGACTACTGCTGCTATCAAATCTGTTCGTGGTACTGATAAAGTAGACTTAATCGTAGCTGGTAATACTTTGTATCAATACTATGTTGCTTCTTTACAGGCTATTCAGCGTATCGCTGGTGTCGAAGAAGGCGCAGCAGGTTTTGCATCACTCAAGTTCTACGGTGGTGGTATGTCTGCTGATGTGGTATTAGGAGGCGGTTATGGCGCACAAGAGTCTGCAACTTATATGTATTTGCTAAACACAAATTACATCTTCTTGCGTCCTCATAAAGAGCGTAACTTTGTTCCTATTGGTGGCGAAAGACAGTCCATCAACCAAGACGCTAAACCTACGTTGCATTAATGGTGTCTATAAACCCACTCTGATTGACTTGGAAGTCTAGAAGTAGACGACAGGGCGCAAGCGAAAGCAGCGTGAACGACTAAGTGAGAGGGACTCGAAAGAGTAAGCGATAGTCTGAACTGGGATATAACTTGAAGTTTAAAGTCCTAGAGAGCGATTCGAAGAAGTTGCTCCGCCATGAAAGTGGTCAGTAAGTCGAAAGACTGAAAGTAACAGAAATGATTGTGAAGTTGTATGGTTGGGCAGGAAATTTAACTTGTTCGAATTCGTTCTTACAAGGTGTCTTAACAGGCTCTTAATCCATTTTTTTAAAGGAAAATTATCATGGCATTTACAATTACCCCCTTAGCTGGGATCGACCTTTACAACACCGCACAAACCAATCCAAATTCTGCTGGTACAGCAGTTCCTACGATTGGCCCATTGGGTGCTGAAGTATTTGGTTCAGATGGCTTACGTTATGTGTTCGCACAAGCAGGCGCAGCAATTGGAGCATCGACAGCAACTTGCTCAATTAACGCTTCTACTTTTGTAGCAACACCATCAGCAGGTACATATTTATCAGGTGCTTCAATGGCATCAGGTGATTATGGCTGGTTTGGTAAGGCATCTGTTTGATTTTTAGTAGTTTTGTAGCATAATAAGGGGAGACTTCGGTCTCCTCTTTTTTAACCCTTAAATACCTTTAAAGGAAAAAACAATGGCACTTCCAAGCGATGAACAAGGCGCAGATTCAAGACTGCAAGTAAGATTCTACAAACGACCAGTACAGCAAGAAGCTGAAACATTAGAAGCTGGCAGACCAATATACAAAGAATTTGATTTTGTACATATTTGTGTAGCTGGTGATACCCTTACCGAAATTGATACTTATGTGTTAAATAGCCATAAAGTTAGATTTCCGATTCAATGGGCTAATTATCAAAACAGAGTAGGTGCAAACGATCAAGAGGTAGTTGGTACTCCTGTATCTGAATGGCCTTTAATATCTAAATCACAGGCTGAAGAACTCAGAGCGTTAAAGTTTCATACAGTAGAATCCATTGCTGGTGCTTCCGATCAACAACTTCAACGTATGGGTATGGCTGCTGGTATGTCGCCCTATGCGTTTAGGGATAAAGCTAAATCATATTTAAATTTAGCCTCAGATTCGGCAGAAACCGACAAAAGAGCGCAAGAAATTAACAATTTGAAAGAAGAACTTGCCAAAAAAGATGAAGAAAATGCTAAAATAAAGGCAGAAACAGATGCGAAGCTCGCCTTAATGCAAGAACAAATGGCAGCTATACTTGCTACTGTTGGAAAACCTAATCGTAAAAAGACGGTAGCCACAGAGGAAGCATAATATGTCAAGCAATCTACTCCAACTTGTCCAGCAAACAACTGCTGAACTTAATCTTGCCGTACCAACGTATGTTATCGGTAATCCAAGTCAGGACGTGCAACAAGTCTTGGCTTTGATGAATCGTGCTGGTTACGACTTGATTAAGGAGTATGATTGGCAAGCATTAGAGCTAGAGTATCGTTTCTATACAAATTATTTAACAACTACTTGCAATACAGTACAAGGCACTCAGACATTAACTAACATTCCTAGTACGGCAGGTCTTGATAGCACTTACTCTATTGTAGGTGGGGCAATACCTCAAGATACTTATATTGATACGGTTATAAGTCCTACTATTGTGACTACAACGCAGCAATCATCTTCAACAACTGTAGGCGGTTCAGTAACATTTAGTAAGACTATATATCCCTTACCACCTGACTACGAAACCATTACAGACAATACTCATTGGGACAAATCGCGCCATTGGCAAATGTTGGGACCAGTTGATGCACAGCAATGGCAATGGCTTAAATCAGGTTATATATCTACTGGCCCACGAGTACGTTGGAGAATTTTAGGCAATACATTTCAGATATGGCCTCCATACAACACACAAGAGTATTTAGGTTTTGAGTACAGATCAAAAGGATTTGTCAGAAGTGCAACCAATGCTGTTTTAAATAGCTTTCAGGCTGATACAGATACAACGGTATTGGATGACACTATTATGGTCTTGGCTACTAAACTTAAATACTTCCAAATTAAGTCCTTTGATACAACATCCTTACAAGCAGACTATATGCGTTATTTAAGTATTGCTAAGGCTAACGATAAGGGTTCTGCTACATTGTCATTTGCCCCTCAACCTAGTGCTGTATTAATTGGTTGGGCTAACATTCCTGATACTGGCTATGGGTCTTAGTCATGGCACAAGCCCAGCGTAGAACAGCAAGAACGACCTCAATGGCAGCCCCAATTGGGGGTTGGAACAATCGGGATTCATTGGCAGAAATGCCTCCTTTAGACGCTGTAACATTAAATAACTTTTGGCCTACCCCTACAGACGTACAACTTCGCAAGGGATGGACAAAGGCTTGTACAGGAATATCAGGTCAAGTTAATACCTTGATAAACTACCCAACAAGTACAGGTTATAAGTTATTTGCGTTTGCTGGAGATAAAATATATGACGCAACTGGAGCAACTGGAACGGTAGTATTTAGCGGACTTAGCAATTCCAAGTGGCAGTACGTCAATATATCAACTT